TTATCCTGCATCTTCTTCAACATTGTATTTTCGTTGCTCAATATCCCACGGAAGCGCAGGTTGTTTGCGAACAAGTTTTGTTTTTCTTTTTGAGAAGAAATAAGTTCTGAGTTCTAAAAAATGACGGCTTTTTTTCGGTTGAGGCTCATAAGTGATAAGAAAAAAAATTAAAGGCCTACTAGCTTCACTCCATATTCTGGTTGCTTTTTCAATAACAATATTGATATTTTCATGCTGACAATACGAGATGAACGTGGAGAAATAACACTTATCGTTTTTTTCAAGCAGTTTGTCTAATTCGTTAACGCTGTCTCTGTCTGCCTGATTATACTCCCACTCAACATAGGTTAAAATTTGATTATCTGGGTATCGTAAGACTGCATCGGTACGCCCGCACTGTTCAAAAAACGTTCTCGCGCCCATCAACTTTGCACACTCTCGCATGACCAGGCCAACATGAATGGTCCAGTTGGATCGGTTGATATATTCACCTTTGAACACAGGAAAATCTTGATACCACACACAATTAAACAGACAGATGAAATCGCGCTCTACTCGCTTCAACGCAAGCCTCTTTTTCAATAAATGATTTGTAAACTGATAAGTAATATCTGATATCGGCTATTCATGACTACACTTTAGGATTTTAATGTCTGGGTCCCGATTTAAGTGCTCTTTGGTTGTCAAATCGGATTTATTTCACTCTTATTACTTATGCAGAGCTGATAAACCTACCACGAAGTGAATCAAGTCCGTTTCTGGCACAGAGCGGATGTCCGGCATGAGCTTTCCAGACTAGCAGATAACATCAGCCTAAGAATCAAGCACAATACTGGCAGTATCCTGTCTTGGTTGCCCTTACTTTTCGGCAACTGATCATTGTTATGTCTTAATTGTTGTTTGATGCCAATCGGTGGCTTACAAGCCTGACCAGTCAGTGACAACAGTTTTTGCTGACAGCTATGCTGTATGGCCTTCATATCACCCTATAGCAATGTTTCGTTAAGCGTTTTGTTTTAAGGGATTTAGTGGACTTCAGAAGAGGATAACAGGAGAGAAAATTGGCCCCTACAGGATTGAATAGTAAATCATATGTGCATGTTATTTAGTTATTTTTCCTTGTTATGTAATTACACATACCCCCAAATGTTTTTGTGACCTCAAAGTCATTAGCTCTTCTAGTGGCGATAAAACCGCATGGCTTGTCGATGCCATCCGACAGAAACTGAACCGTCCAGAGAATAACCCTAATGCTCGCTTAATGTCATTGGTGGAGCGGATGGAAGTAGCTGCCGCTGCTCTTATCGTCGGTAAGCAGGGTGTACCGGGTTCGCCATATGACGAACAGGAGGTGATCCGCATCATTGCTGAGACTATCAATCAGGGCTTTGACAATGCTCGCATCATCGCAGAGCGGCTTAACGATGCAGGCTATCAGACGAAAGCTGGTAAGGCGTGGACTAAAGATATATAGCGCATGGAAACGTCAGGCAGACCATAAAGCTAAAGTCGATGCGGCCATGCCCAGAAATTAGTAACCTGAACGGGTAGGCTTGTTGATGTTGCATGGATGAAAAATGAAAAGACGCTTTTGGCTAGTTCCAGGTATTGTGTTTGTTACTGTGTTTTTTGGAATGAAAGCTTTATTGGGAGGTGGGTGTTCAGATGGCTGGCAGTCACCTTCAATTGGTATACAGGGAGCTTGCTCACACCATGGCGGCGTAGGAAGCGGAGGGGGAATATCGCTTATTTGTGCCTTAGCCTTGGCTGGCTATAGCTTTTACAGATTAGACAAAGAGGAAGCCGAGAAAAACCGCAGGAACTATCAATTATCAAAGCAGAATGAATGGCTTAGGCTTGATCTAACCTCAGCACCATTCAATCCACAGGAACACTATTCAATTACGGGAAATGCCCTTTCATATACCTACATAAGGCGCATTGGTTCTGAGCCTGAATCTTTAACGGTTACCATTAGCGATGCGGATTCAAGCAAAATAGAGAAGTTAGCCCTCACTTTAGCTTCACAGAGCCATGCCACGTCTATGCTGGTTCTCGATGGTCTTGATGTTTCCCTAACCATGAATATCGGTAAGTTAACAACCTTCCAGGTACACCAGATTTCAGATATTGGTTCCCTGGGGAACACAGCTGTCCTTCTAATTAAGACGCTCAATAATCATTTGCACCCCGACGCTTAATATTTCTTCTTTCAGCTGGCTTTTGCCATCTGAACTCTGACGCTGCCATCCTTTGACGGTGGCGCTCTTTCGCCTGTAGGGCCTGTGCTACTCCGTTTCGGATTGTGTAAAGCGTGTGCCTGTCCAACTGACCTGCCCCCAAATGTACCCCCACATGATTATTGATTTCAATAGATGTTAGTAGACGTTGAGATAACGAGATTCGCGGTAAGGAGCTTACTGAATAGGGTTTTGTGTACTTGATTAGACTTGAGGAGAAGTAAAAATGGTACGCCCTACAGGATTCGAACCTGTGACCTACGGCTTAGAAGATAGTAGATCATCATTTAACACACTGATTTAAGGCCAGAAATCCATGCTCGCGCAAAGTGATGTGTCGTACTGTGTCGTTAAGTGCAGTTATCAGAAATTCATCTGCGTTATGTGGCGACACAATTACGACACACCATTTCATTCGTTCGAGTCACACAATAGGATTCGAACCTGAGCTATCAGATGGTCGGCCGGTATGGCTCATACACAGCCAGTATCTCGGCCGTCACCTTTCCGAGCACCACTACTCCATCAAGTCCCTTCCCGTCGATCGTCTCGCCGTCCTGAGTGATGATGCCCGAGGGGAACAGTTTCCCAATCTGCGGGTAATCCTCAAACTGGAATGCAACCTTGTCGCCGGGCTTAGGCGGGATGGAGCGGTCAACCAGCACAAATCCTTCCGGCGTTTCAACGCGCATCATATTGGCCGGGTTCGGCATCAGAATGTCATTCAGGCTCAGGCGGTGCTCAACATGGTCCTGCGCAGGAGATGGAAATCCCATGTCAGAGTCCCCCGTTCGGGTTGAACATCTGGAAGGTGCGGGCCTCGCCCTCTTCTGTGGAAATATCACGAAAGTTATGAGTGTAATTCTCAATCCACTGATTAGCTTCACGCAGTGACATGTGCCAGTTGTAACGCTCAAGCGCGGCCACGAAGTCACGCGTAGTTATGGTTCGCCGGCCGCTCTCCTCCATCTTAATGGACTGAGTGAATGCAAAAAGAATGTCGTCGGTACGCGCCATGATGAGAATCCTCCATTGATAAATGCTGTATAGATAAACAGTAATATCGATCGATGGTTTTGATCAAGGCGGAGCGGCTCACAAATTTGTAAAGGTGCGGTTGTGAAAGGGTTTTATGTTGGGCAGCAGCAGCGGAGAGTGACTAATCTCAAATCACACCCCGCAGCCTGCTGAGATGGGCGCGGTCCGTTCTGCCCCGTCGCCGGGGCTTTTTTATGATGGCTTAGCCGGCCATTTAACATCTTTATCTGTATTTGCATCAACACGAGTTAGCAACACTCTGTACTTCTTCCAGGCAGTCAAAGCCGCGGCTTCTTCTTCTGTGGCCATTTCCAGATCAACCGCATCCTGTAGAACGCTGATGCTCAACGTGGCCGCATCAAACAACATTTGTTTGGTTGCCGCATTGGTAGCAATAAGCTGCTCTTCGTTCTGCTGCTGTTCTTCTTCGGTAGGCGGTGGCGCAACAAACTCACCGTTGCTGTGGGTGAATCCTGTGCTGATGAATGCACCTTCAGGAACTTCAACAGCAGTTAATCCATTGCCAAAATCAACTTTGGCTTCACCATCCCAAACCACCAGGTTTTCAACAATGTTTGTTTTGTTGTTAACCAGCGCCCAATTTCGCACCTTCGCTTTATTAGCCATTTCAATCACCATTCAATAGTTACAATTCCGCCTGAACCATTACCGCCATTACCGCCGTTGCCTCCGGTTGTACTTCCGGTGTAAGTGTACAGACCTCCGCCGCCGCCGCCGCCAGCACCAAATCCGTTAGCGCCTCTGCCGTCTGCTGCTGTTGAGCCTGCAACGCCGGACCTCGCTGCACCACCGCCCCCGCCGAATGGCCCTGAAGCGCCAGCCCCACCGGATCCACCCGGACTACCAGCCAGAACATCTTGTCCGGATGTCCCTCCCGGATAGCCAGCGCCAGAGCTGCCGCCTCCCGCAGCTGTTCCCGCTCCGGCGGGAATGTTAGCGCCTCCGCTGCCGCCTGTGCCGCCGGTAAGGGTCACGAGGCTACCGATTATTGTATTGCCACCATTACCACCGGCACCGCCATTGCCGCCTGTGCTACTCCGCGCACCTGCTGTTCCTGCTGAACCAACAGTAATAGGAATAACCTGACCTGGTGTTACGGTGTAAGGAGATCTGATAATGGCTTGACCAGCACCGCCGCCCCCGCCGCCAGCGCCAACCCCACTTGATGAGCCACCGCCAGCGGCCCCGCCGCCGCCGCCGCCAGCACAGGCGGAAATCCATAGAGTGGTAATTCCAGCTGGTACAGTAAATGAAGCGCTGGATGTGGCTGTCATTGAGCGCGGACTAAGACTTGATACACCATTTTTAACGGTTATAAGCTTTGTCCATTTCGCGGATGGCGGGGCGCTTCCGATATTGCTATTTACCAGGGAGGAATAGGTTTCCCCGGAATATACACAAAGCGAACCAATATAGTATTCCTGAGCCGCATCCCACTCAGGAACTCCCATTTGGTGCTGATATGCAATGAACTGACTCATTGCATACATCGCTGCATTGAAGTCTTCCAGCGAAGGATGCTCTGACGGTCCAACCACGCCCCATCCACGCAGGAAAGCTGGCGTCACCTGTGAGGTTAAATCATCAGCCTGCTTTGTTTCACCAAACAAGGTGCGCTCAAGACCCTGAGCATCTGACCCGAACGCTTTCAGGTTTCCTGCATATCGTGTAATTTTAGACATGAATTTTCCTCGAAAAAAAACCGCCCTGATAGGCGGCATTGAATTTGCTTCCAAACCCCCTTGCTGCGGGGTTTTTGGAGAACCCGAACGTCATTCCGGGAGTTACTTGATAGAAATAGTCGTAGCGAACACCCGCCGGCTTGGGGAGCAAACCAAGCCTCACAATCAGACGTAACTGTTCCTGAGAAATCTGAGGTGAAATGTTAAGCGCCAGAGTCATGTCTTTTCTGTCTGTTACATATGCCTCACCATTAAATGCCTCCTGAATAACCTCCTGCAGGCTAACGCGGTCATCAGAAGAAATAGTGGAGGATGATGCATTTTTAGCTATTTTAACTTTCAGGAACCGCCTGTACTCATTATCTCCCAGTTGGTAATCGCCATACGCCGGAGCAAATTTACTGAAAAACGGAGCGCCGATATATGATGTGTCGCTCTTACTGCTGAATCCTGCCGAATCTGAGTGACCATCAAATCCGAAAAACACCTTAGCCACCACCTCCGGCACGCTGCGTGACAGACCAACAATACGGCCAATCACATCGAGTCGATAACCTTCAGCCTGGTCAATATCGAAATTGGCAGGATCGCGGATGAAATCGGCGATTATTTGCCACTGAATGAGCATCGCCTCTATTTCAGCTTTGGCTTTTGGCTTTTCCCAGTATTGCTTTATCAGCATCAGAGTGTAGCGGTTGATAATGTCGGAATTCATCAGGCCACCTCATTAACTTCTATGTTAGCCACATCTAATGTGAATTTACCCTGGAATCCCGGAGACAATTCCCCGTCAGTAAAGTTTATGCCATCGTCACTGATTTTTAATTCTGTTAGAACGAAGTTCAGCCTGCTGACACTATACCCATTTGCATAGAACTCATTGGCGTCAACATCTTCTCCAATGTGCATAACGCGACCAGCAAGAGCCTCTTTTAGCGAATCAATATCAATAGGATCAGAAGAAACTTTTCGCTTCGCTTTTAGCTGAATACGCAGCGGCTTATAAACAGGCCTGTCGAAGTTCATATCGTGTGCAATATTAAGTGTCGTGCCGTCCGGCCTCACAAGCGTTTCAACATAGCGCCCGGTGACCGCCCCTTTGGTGCCAGTGCCTCCACCTTTTTGCTTTACCAGAACCTCGGTAATTTCGGACGCCGCGCCTCCCTCAACTACCAGCCAGACAGAATTAGCCGGGATTCCTGTCAGCGGGTCATTAAGCCTGGTGTCGTTCTCGTCAATATTTAAATCTGTTACCCCGGCAAGTTGGGCTACTTTGGCGAATATGGCGCCCGTGCTTCCGGTCGCAGGGTTTTCCAGAGAGCGATTGCGACGCTGCCTGAACTCCTCTGGTGACTCCTCATCCCTGCCAACCACCACAGCCACATCGGAGATGATATTTACCACGCCAAGTTCTGGCGTCAGTTGCGTAAATGTGTCGCTTAACAGCCCAGTGACTTTACCGAACTTCTCTGCAAAGAATGTGACTGTAGTTGTGCCTGCAGGAACAGTTACATCCTGACGCACAAACCAGATCTGATTAGCCTGGTCACGGATTTTGTATCCATCGTATAGCAGCACCGGTCGGTCAGTTGTCACCTTCAGGTCGCGCTGAGAACGTGAGCCGGGGCGCAGGTACAGCCCGTGCAATTTAGCAATGACCTGCTGCATGTCACCGGTATTAAAGTCAGGGTCCATCTGTGAGTACAGCCACTGTAGCGCCGACTCAATATCGGCTCTTGCCTGAGCCTCTATCGCTACTCGCTGGCCGTCCGGCGACTCCTGGTCGAGGTCGATATCCTGACCATAGATGCTTTTATACCCATCGCTAAGCGTCTGGAATATTTGCGGGAAATCGTCAATCTGCAGGCCGTTATTATCAAACTGTAGTGCCATCGCTCCGCGCTCCGCTAACAGGGAAGTTGATTATCTGTTCATCAAATACTGTCTGGATGCGCAACTCTACAACCTGATATCTGGTTCGTTTATTGACAGTCAGCTCCAGATTGTTAATCCGCATTACGCCATCTGTTGCCAGTGTGACTCGCTCTATTTCGCGCAGTATTTGCTGTTCGGTGTTTTTCTCAGATAGCAGATAAAACCAGTCGATGTTATCTGCCATATTGAGGGGGTTATCATTTTTGAATGACCGGATGCGGCACTTAACTTTCTGGGCAATGGCAGAGCCACCTGTTATGTAATTCGCCCGCCCGCGGCCAAACCCCCAGTCGTCATCTTTATCGAGTGCAGACACAATCATTGAGGGCCTCCTGTATTGCCGCCGCTATCACCGCGATGGGTATGTGTGCCAAAATCAATACCCCCAATTGTCGCCGCACCAGCTGTCAGGCGGCCTGTGCAGGTGATATCTCCTTTTACGGTCAGATTTCCTGTGATAACCATATCCCCCGAATGGTCGGTATTGCCCATCATGAGGCGGTTCTTTTTTGGAATTGATATTGCAGAAGCGAGTGGGTTCACGCCACATAGCGCGAAGCCGTCAGAGTAATCGTGTATACGCATTTCAAGGGGAGGAACGAAATCACTACCGGCGTACCATGAGTCATAGCATCGCTCGGATATCAGAACGAGGCAGTAATCACCGGGCTTCACAGGCTCAGCAATGTAGCTCCCTCCGCCCTGCATAATGACCGGCGGAACCTCAATAAACTCAGGCAACCTGACGCTCGCACCATCCAAGACACGATTTATAACTGGTACGCAATTGATGGTTTTTTCGTTTACAGCAGTGATTTTTGCTATGACAATGGTGTGGACGTTAGCCAGGGCAAAATCGACACCCTGACCAATAGTGTCGTGGAGTTCTTCAACCATATGATTTACTCATAATTAAACCGGCATAGATCGGGCCTGCATACTTGTTTAACACACAGCAGAGGCACCTATGGGATTTAGATTTAGAAGGCGTATTAAGATTGCCCCGGGCGTTTATATCAATGTTGGGAAATCGGGAATAACCAGCGCAACCATTGGCAAGGCTGGCGCATCGTTAAACGTTGGTAAGAAAGGGACAAGAACTACTGTTGGCTTGCCTGGCACCGGCATGTCTTATACAAGTGACAATCTTAGCGGCGGTAGCAAATCCACATCTAAATCAAGAGCAGATAAAAATATTAGTCAGCCGGATGCTCGACTTGGTTTTTTCGACGATTCAGATACGAGTGAACAGGAACCCATTCAGGATAAACAAATAATGAGCAGAACTTTAACAAACAAAGAATATCGAAAACTTTCAAGAAGCGAACAAAAAGCATTTAAGAACGCCGGAGGAAAAGTAAAATTCTCTTCTGGAGAGAAGGTATTCATAGCATTTGTTGTCATGGCTGGGATTGGCTGGCTCCTGGATCGCCATTCCCCAATAAAAACACCAGAAGAAATCGCCGCTGAAGCAACCAAGGCCAAAGTGGACCGGGCTATGTTTGATTCAGGCAATAACTGTGTAAAAGCGGCAAAAAATCGAGTTAAAATACCTGAGTCATTTGATTATAAACAACCCGCTGTTATCGCCCTTCCAAATGGGAACGGTTATCAGGTTATGCTGCCATTTGAATCGAAAAATGCTTTTGGTGTGTCAATTCCGGCTATGGCAGCATGTGTAACTGATACGAGCGGAAAGCTCAATTCCATAAAAATTAATTGATAGCTAAGTAATTACCGGCTGGCTGGCATACAACCTTCTGTGTCCATGCCTGCCCGGTGTACTGCCCATTGGTTTCAATCTGGTAGATTTTATAAACCCCGTTCAGCTCGGGGTTTGTCACGCTCTCCAGAGAGCAAAGCCCGCCAATCCGGAGTAATGGATTGAGCTTTGTTTCGAAGACGATCTGCCCTTTCACCTGAGAAACTAATGTGCTGGAGTCAACGTCTTCTTTGCTGTTTCCGCCTGGGTCAGTTACAGGATTGTTAGTTGGAGTTGGCTTCTTCTGGTTCCCACTCGCCTGTGCGCTTGCCTTAGTCGATTGAGGGGTATTGAGCAGCCCACTCCTGGCATTCACTACCGGTATGTTGCCTGATACCACCTCATTCGATTTCAGAATATTGAGGCGCTCATCTTTGATAAATAGCGCCTCATCAGGAGACAGCATGTCAGTTAATATTTTGCTCGAACTGCCAACAAGCACTTTCGGCCTGATTAACTGCTGCATGCCAGTTACAGAACCTTTCTTCGTGTTTGGCATATCCTGCAATACGGCATCAACCACCTGGTCTTTACCGCGTACGGTGCGCGATGTGAATGCATTGATATAGTCGTGACCGCCATCCTCACATTCAAGCGTTACGATATGGATCGGGCCTTCTCGTTTCAATGCACCACTTTTCACTGACCCCTGAAACACCTGCCGCAACTTTTCGTTATATCCAACCTCCAGTCTCACAGGGATATATTTTTTATCATCCTCAGCCTTAACCAGCTGTAGTCGGGTAGATGGTTTTAAGCCGTTTATCGATACCGTCAACTTGCCAAGTGCTTTTCTATCCACAGACTCAAGCGCTTTGAATGAAACCGACATTGGCGGCTCTATAATTACAGCCTGATTGCCAATGCCAACCGTCAGGCGGTAGTCACGATAAAATGTCTCCATCATGGGACATCACCTCCGCGCACCTCGGTCATCTCTTCTGGTGTCACCAGGTACATCTCACAGCGACCTGTAGAGAAATCATCAATCCTGTATGGGTCAATTCCAGAGTTGTCTGTTGCGAGAATGACTATATCAAACGGCCAGTTTTTATGACGAAAGTGCAGCGTTCCCAGCGATAGCTTTACGCCATCAATAAAGTCACCGTTGTACTCCATGCGCATCTTCCACATCTCTACAGGGGGAAGATGCCGGATCGTCATTACCGCCTCGCCGCGATCGAACAGCAGGACGTGGCGCTGGGCAGGCTCATCAGTGATGTTAGATATAAGGTCCATGCATAGTCCTCAAAAGAAACTCTTCACCGCACCCACGAGTGCTGTTGCCAGTGATTTTGGTGCCTCTGCCTCATTGGCCTTGGAGTTATCAGCTGGCGTCTGAGCACCTTTATTCGACACTCCCGTCGTCTTGCCTTTGGCTGCTGCAGATGGTGATTTGAAGTAACGACTGATTGGCGTTGTGGTCAATTGTGTGAAGCTAATTTTCGTGAATGTTGCCTCAAATCTGGTTTCCATCGTCTGATTATCAGTGCTCAGAGTAAGTCCGCTAAGGGCCATGTTCTCGTGCGTCCTGTAATCAACATCAACAGATATCAGCTGTTTGCCATAATAAATCGCCTCAATGAAATCAAGGAACTGCTCACGCAGTCCTTTAGCGCCCCCGGTGGTGGGGTTGCCAACCAGTCCGAACAGGTCAGCGCCTTTATCGAACAAGCGTTTTGCCTTCAATACCCTCTGCTCCACCCGGTCGGCAATCTCATTTATTTTCTGGAGTTGCTGCTGTGTTTTCGCCGGGATGTATTCAATGACCTCCCCAACCCGGGAATAGTCGGGGATGATGCCGAATGACTCTCCCGGTTTAGCATCAGCATACACATCGGAAACCACGCCGCTGATTGTGATCACAAGAGGGCCATTAATGATGTCGTCAGATGCGTTACTGCCATCTTCCAGCACATCGACGGGAACCTGTGACGGGTATTGTGTTGAGTCGCTGACACGGGCAAACATCGCAAATCCACCGATGCCAACGTTCTTTACTGTGGACTTACCTGATTCCTGGGCTTTGGTGAAACCGTCGAGAATATTAATCATTTTCCACCCCGCCCAAAGAATCGCTGCGCCTCTTTCTGCTGCTGCTGGCTGCTATCCACCACGGCATTACCTGCAGCCACTGCATCAGGAGCTGTGACGTACACATTCTGCCCGAAACTAAATGAATTGCTTGAAGACCCGCCACCTGTAGAATATGCCAAATTACCGTTTAATCCCGGGTTGCCGTACGGGATGCCATTATTCCCGCCGTAACCACCTGCACCCCCAGCACCTTGCTTTTCGTCATCACCAAACCCGAAAAAAGACTTAGTGGCAGTCCAGGCATTTGACGCTGCGTTGCTGATGGTGTTGGCGATGTAATCACCAAGCCCAGCAAATAAAGCTTTCACCCAATCAATGAAAGTGGTGAATGGCTTCTTCCATAACTCGACGGTGTTGGTGAATATTTTTGAGACATTAGCCCACGCACCTGCGAAGTCTTCGGTGACCAGCTTCCAGAGGCCAGAAAACAATAGCTTCACCCACTCAACAAATGCTGTGAATGGTTTTTTCCACAAATCAATGGTGTTGGTGAATACCCCAGAGGCATCCTCCCACGCGCCTGTAAAGTCCCCAGTCACCAGTTTCCATAGCGAGGAAAACATCCGTTTTACGTTTTCTACAGCAGTGGTAAAAATGCTTACGATAAATTCCCCAGCGTCGCCGAACACGTATTTAATCGCGTCACCAGTGACGCCGAACGCGCCCTTTATGAACGACATCAGCGAATCAATGATGTTCTGAGCGTCATTAATCGCATCCTGAAAATCACCAGTAAACGCACCAGTAACCAGGTGCCAAGCTAATTTAAACGTGGAGATGATCGCATCAGCCAGGGGTTTAAAGCTATCTTTGGCATAATTGATGAAGTCAGCCACGGCGGCCTTTGCGGCCTTTAATGCCGGGACAATATCGATACCCCAGTTATCTCTGAAGAAGTCTGCAATGACGCTCTGTCCGCCCTGCATTGCTGTGATCAGGTCATCAACAGCAATAACAACACCTGCAATCGCTAAAGTAATGAGCAATACTGGAGATAAAAGCACACCCATCACTGCCGCCAGTCCACCGGTAACTAACCACCATGCGGCAAATGCTACGGTGATGGCTTTTACTATTGGCAGTAATCGATGAATCATTCCAACTACAGAGAAGATTATGTCGCCCAATCTTGAAAGTCCGTTCTGAATTAAATCCTTGTTGGCTACCAGCGCGCTTACAAAGTTATCAGCAAGGTCTTTCAGCACCGGCACAAATCCGATCGCAACCTGGAACCTGATACTGTCAAACCCTCTCCCGAGTGTGGTCAGCGAGTCGTTGTAGGCAGCGAACTGATCCGCCTGGTCTTGCGTCACAATACCCAGTGCCGCAGCCTTTTCCTGCAACCCCTCAATTTCATCGCCGGTCAGTGATAGCAGCTGTACCATGGAGCGATCGATGCCCATCTTATCGAGCACTGAGAATTTCTCAGCCTGACTCATCCCATGAAGCTTGTCTGCCAGTTCGCGGAATATCACGTCAGAACTCTTAACCTGTCCGTTCAGGTCTTTGAACTGAAGACCGAGCCTGGCCGCTACATCCTTCGCCTCCCCCTGCCCGGTAGCAATGAATTCACCTACGCGCTTGGTCATCTCACCGAGAGAGGCCTGCAGAGCATCAACGCTGGAGCCATTCACGGAAGCGGCATAGCCGAGGCTTTGAATGGTTTCAACGGCAATGCCAGTTTCACGCCCAAACTGCACAATTGGGTCTATCGAGTCGCTGATGTTGGTAACCCATGCAGCAATCCCGCCCGCTGATGCTGCGATAGCGGCCCCCATTCCAGCCAGAAGTCCAATGGATGTTTTCAGGTTGGCATTGAAGTTTTCCTGCGGTGCAAGGTTGCCGATGAACCCGAATTTAGTGATGAGCTCATTAACGATCGCCATTGCGGGATTTCTCCATTTCATAATGCTGAATATCAGCACTGATGTTCTCGAACTCCAGCATGTCCAGCAGTTCGGGTGTATCCAGTTTGATGAGCTCTGAGTACGAGCCGTACCCGGCCTTTGAGAGCGCCAGGTACATACTCATGTCATCGCTTACGTTCGAGGATTTAACGTAAATTTCTGAACATCTGGAGCTTCTGAACGTGAGTTCATATTGCTCCCGCCCATAAAAGGCAGGCTGATAACCTGCAGTGCCGTTGTGATCAGGATGATGTAGTCTGCGGGGTGCGATTCGAAATGGTCAGGCTGCTTGGAGAGCTGGACGCCATCAAACAGCACGTAATCAAACATCACCCGCTCAATCTCTTCGAAGCGTTCAGTATCGAGGAACTCCAGAGACTGCCGGCCAAGCTCACTGGCAATGCCGGTAAAGAAGGCGAATACTTTGCGGCGCTTCTTGTGTGTCATCGCTGAGAACTCGTACCGGTTGCCGTTAATCTCTGCATAGCCGTCATCGTAAACGGCCCGGATCATGTCCAGCGCTTCTTTCTGCTTATCTTTTGACATGGCTTATACCTTGCGCACAGCGTTACGGAACTCGATGGTGTATTCCATGAGTGCGTTAGTGTCCTGGTTGTTTTTGGTCTGCGTTGGCTGGGTCGTGATAGAGCCGACCTGCAGGTCGTAGGTCTCTTTCAGCGCTGCGCCATCACGCACAAATGATTCCTTAACCGAACCATTGAAGATGACAGGGATGGCCGCGTTACGCTGCTGATTAAGCCAGATGTCGTCGTTTGAAAACTTCTGCACACGCATCACCATGACATGCACTCCGGCATCCAGCCGACGAGCGACGGTAACGCCGTTCTGTGCGCTGTTTGCCCGACTGGTCAGGGCGTTGGATGGCGTCAGCGTGATGTAATCACCCGCTGCGATATCTGTGATGATCCGCCCGTTCAGTACGATAGTGGCGGTATCTGCGCTAATAACAATCTGTGACATTTACCGGCCCCTATTTATTGAAGTTGATGATGATGTCGGCGCTGTGGATAGCTCCGGCATTCTTCACGGCCACCTGAATAACAGGCGATTTGCGCTCCTGTCGGTCAGCGGTTGACTGATCAGCCAGATCGCCAGCCAGCACATAGAAGCCCTCCTGCTCGATGTTGCGCAGGAACATTTCACGGTCACCGAAGAAATCAGGCAGCGTCCAGGTGCCGGGGCTGAATACTCCAGCACGCACAAACCCTCGGGTGGTTTTTTCCACACAGTCTTCCAACTGGTCTACGCCGTAATAGGTCTGCGGCACTTTGGTTGGCGTGGTTTTAAGGAGGTTGAAGGAGTCTGTCTGTACCGCGTCAACGTAGGCCATCAGGTTGTAGACGTTGTCCACAAAGTCATTTGAGCCACTGGACAGGACGCACGGCACGTCTTTAATCGTGGTGTAGATGTCCAGGCCGATGCGCTTGGCCTTGTCGATTTCGGTCTGCGAGTATTCCTCAGCAGGAACGCTCAGCGTTTTCAGGTGCATGGTAATGGCTGTCCGTTCACCGTTAAAATTGACGGTGTGGGTGCGGGCCATATAGCTTACCCCCATCTTGCGGTTATTTGACTTGCTGAACAGCATGCGGAAATTGGTCTGGCTGGCGAGCGTTACAGCCCACGCAGGGTTAGCCGGGTTAACTTCCAGTGCGTCACTGCCAGTAAATGTCTCATACACAATGACGGCGTTGGCTTTCGCCCAGCCCGCAATGAGTGGCACCTGTGCATCAAGGATCTTATCGATGAAGCTGACGCCCTTGATATTAACAACCGCTTTTAGAGCGCTCAGTGCCTCCAGTTGTGTTTCAGGATCAGCCTGAACCTCAGCCTTACCCTTAACTTCCACGGCACCTGAGCCAGATGCAATGCCAATAAGCCCGGTGATATACGTGCCGCCAGCTGCTGATCGTGTGGGCTCACCTACAGTTGACGTGTCACCTGTGGTTTTGCTGGTGATGACAATTCGGTAGCCATCAAACTCGACTGACGCAACCTGCGGGGTAATTTTGGCCTGAATCTGCTGAACCACATCTTCCATGGTTGCTGCGGTTGTTCCATCAATGCCGGTGATTTCATGGTTTACGCCGTCTACCTTGATAGCGAACGACCAGTCGGCATGCTGTCGCAGGGCCGGCAGTACTGAGGCTTGTGAAATCTCAGAGCCACGCAAATAACCTGCTGTAGCCGGGAGGGTGTCGCCAGCTGCATTCCAGTATCCGATAATCAGCGTGCCGCCAGCAGCAACCGGGTTAGGGCTCGTGCTGAAAAATTCGTTAGCAAAAGCGGCCGTATCAGATGACGCGCCCCAGTCCTGCTCAACGGCAGACGGTGACTTGTATGAACGCCAGCGCTCTGCTGTGCTCAGTACGCCGGACTGGCTGGTCATGATTGCGCACACGTTGATGTTATCCCGCGCAGCTGCCCGCCCTTCTTCCAGAAGCGTCACATTGATGACATTGTTAATTGATGCCGACATTTATTAGTCCTCTAAAAATTGAAATTGCGGCGTGTCGATACGCAGCGTCTGCACGTCATGCGCCGGAGCGTACTGAACGTTGAAACTGAGGTGAACGCGGTTGCCGTGTGTCTGGCCAAGTAACTGCCCCACATCGGTGATATTCGATACGGCCATGATGGTCAGTGCGTTTTTGCGCCTGAGCTCATTGGCTCTCTGGCTCTCGCTGAGCATCATGAATGCCTCGGCGTTGGTGTAGGCACTGGCGCCGTAGAATTCCAGCACCACAGCGTGACTGACGGATGCCGTGTAGGTAGTCACCTCGGTTATGCCATTGAAGCGATGCCCGCGGGCCAGCACCGTCTGCGGGAGTGAGCCATTGACGACGATGTAGCTCGTCTCGAAATCGCTGGCTATGACGTTTTGGCGATCGAACTTGATTAACTGCTCGTCATAGGCCAGCAGGTCGCGCACAAAGCGCGCCACGGCTATCAGGTGGGGTTGTCTCATGGCGTTGGCACCAGTAACGGGAGTTTGGTTTCCTCCGCGATGACTGCGCAGAAGGCGTAATCCATATAGTCGGCCGGTGACACGACTTTGTAGTCACGCCCTCCCTTCTCAATGAACTGGCCCACTTCGATTTTTAGCCGCGCATGCACGAGGAGATACTCTTTCGACCAGTCCAGGCTATCGAGCGTCAGGTTCTCTTTGTTGGCGCTCTGAACCACCGCAAGAATGTCAGCACTGGTCACTGTCACGACTGGCACGAAATCGACTGTCACCTCTGAGCGGGTTTTTAGTTTGACGGGAATTTCCCAGCCAATCAGCGCATCGGTCATGTCAAGGTCAGATAAATCACTCACTTCGAACCTCCCATGTGATAGCGCCGCGTAACTCGCCGGTGTCAATCAGTATCCCCGATGAACCTTTAGCCTCTTTTGTCTCTTCCTTGATGTCAGGCCATGTGCCATAACCGCCAGTTTCGAAGGCCTTAACGCTGATATTTCTTGCGACTATACCGATCAGATTCAATGCGGTATCAGCATCCTTCTCCCCAGCCCCAACAGCTGCAACTTGCGCCTGGATGGCCCGGTTTATTTCGGACTTTTTAAGCGTGAATGGAGCCCGCAAGAAAGAACGCTCGTCGAGGTTATCCGTGCCAAACTCATGAGCTGCACCCACTTCAATGACAGAAACTCCGCCAGCATATTTTTTGTCTGCCACTTTCGATGCGGGGAGACCAACGGCGACATGCTTCTTTTTCATCGCCTGAAGGTTTCTCAGATATTCGGTAGCGGCTTTCAGGGCTTCTTCAGGTGTCATGTGGTAAACCTCACCGAATTGCCAGCACGTGGACGCCAACCAGCTTGCGTAGGCGGATGTATTCCTGACCGTAGCCGCTAGATGCGTAGCCATCGTGATTTGCACCAAAACCGGCATCAGGTGACGAGTAGCTGACAGAAACGCCCGCCACGGACCTGCTGGCGATCGTCTTCATCGGGTTACCGTTGGAATTGCCGGAGACTGTCAGCGCGCCAGATACAAAGAGCAGATGAGCCGCTAATGCAGCCTGACCCTGTTCATACAGGCGGCCCCACACTTTGCGGCTCATCTGGTTTGCTGCATCTTCAAGAGCGCCGCTGATGCGGGCTGGTGCGGTGCTGGAGAATTCGGGGTAACGGTCAGTGAATTCCATGCTACCCCCTTCTGTTACTGCGGTGAGGACTTGTAATCCACGTACACAGCTGACTGCGGCTGCTTCCACATGGCGCCGCCGAACGCTGAGCGATAACCGCACTCATACGTCAGCAGGTCACGGGCGCGAACCGGCAGCAGTTCCGGCATGTGGACTTCCATCTCAAGGTAATCCGCCTCATAGGTGTAAATCACCATGCGCGTCTTGCCTGTTTTGATGCCCACTGCATAGTTACTTGGCACCTTCACGAACGTGATGCTGAATGCCTCGTTACCTGACGCTTTACGCAGCGCCGCCATGATGCGATCCATAGCCGCAACCGGCAGCAGGTCGGTGCCAACAATCGCCGAGTTAGGATCGAACTTCTGCATTGCCAGCATGAAATCACTGGCGTCCATCGCGATGTGCGTTGGCTGGATGCGGTAGCCCGATTTCTTCCATGCAACGTTGTAGGCGTTAAGCACCAGCGCAACGAACTCAGCAGAGGTCATATCCGCAATGGTTTTGTTGCCCGCGTCAGTGATTAGCTGCACGGCGGTGCTGGTTAGCAGGCCTTCCTGACCTTTCACACCCTGATGGCCGACGTAACCGGCATACTGAATAGTTGCCAGCGCGTTAGCGTACAGGTCATCCTGCTTTTTGGTCTGCAGGCTGATGTTCAGGCGGGCGATCTTCTCCAGCTCCTGCTGCGTCCAGGTGGCTGCTTTAGCCCACTGGCCCACAGGGGCCTTCATCCACTCGATATCGCTATCGATGGTTTTCAGGCTGTTGGTTTTATTGCCAATGATGCCGTCTTTTACTGAGCCGACAACCTTAGAGACGCCGAAATCAACGTATTCGAGGGCAAAATCCAGACCCTCTTTGATCGGCAGCGCTTCACCGATGTTAATTTCAGGCAGCTCGCGCTCCTGCAGAGTGGTATCGCGCTCGGTCAGCGCTTCCTGCAGTACGTTTTCAAAATCTGCGGTTTCCATTGCCATTTCTTATTCTCCCGCCGCTGCCGGCGCTGGCTGCTGTACATAACCCAGGGTGATCGCCACGCAGTTGTTGCCTGCGCTCACATCTTCAACCCAGTAACCCAAATCGATGTTGCCGGTTGCCTCGCTGGTAACCTTGCCAGCGTCCGCACCGGTCGCAACGATGTACGCCGTATCGCCGCGCACGAAGTCCACGCCGTCAACCGTCAGCGCGCCAACGCAGTCACCGTGTGAGAAGTGGCCGATGTTGGCGGTCTTGTTCGCAGGGGCTGCGTCGCCGTAAATATCGCGGACCACGATGCCGTGAATGCGCGTATCAGCTGCCAGAGGCATGACGCCGCCTGCCGGGTTAACCGCAACAAACGTGCCGTATGCCAGCGGCGTATCAGTCAGGTTCTCTTCGCCCCACACCTTGTCGTTAGAGCTGGACGCGCGCTTGATGGAGCCTGGTTGGATGGTGCCGTCTGCACCGTCCCAGTCCGTGTATCCGAATGCCATGATTATTTACCTCCGAGGCGCTGGGTGGCCGTTTTAGTTGGAGCGGGCTTATTGTCGTTAAACAGGTGAGATCCGATGTTGCTGCGTGATTTGGCCGTAGCCTGAATCGCTGCATACGCCGCCCGGACTTCGCTGTCGGTCATTGCTTTAACCTGCGCATCGTTGAATGCACGGGTGCTGACCAGCACGGCAGAGCGAACGGCGCGGGCTGATTTGGCGTCGTTGAAATTAACTTTCGGGAACCGGGCTTTGGCGTCGGTCAGGGTTGCCTCGGTTTCACTGTCTGCCTGCAGGGCTGCCAGCTTATCTTCCAGCTCCTTCACCTTGTCTTTCAGGTCAGCATTCTCGGTTTCGAGCGCGCTGATTTTCGCGTCTTTGTCATCGCTGCCGGCGGTGTCCGGATCTGCATCAACAGGAGACGTAACGGTCATGCCTTCGAGTTGTGCCTTCAGTTCGGCCAGTTGTGACAGAACCTGCTGAGCCTGAGCATTTGCCTCATCGGTTCCCTGAGCGTTTAAATCTTCGAGGGCTTTTTCCAGCGCGGAAATCATCCCCACAATCTCATCGGGCGTCAGGCTGGCGCCGTCTGCGTCTTTGAGCTTTTTACCCTTCAGGAAACTGAGGGCGTCGGTTAGTGTTTTGAACATCGGCTTACCTTTTTTGTCGTTTAACTTACACTGAGGCCCGTAACGCCCCTCTGACACGCCCGCGACGTGATTGCCGCGAATGTTGATGTGGTAAAGCTGCCCGCCCCGGTCAATCAGCTCTGCGGGCTCATAGCCAACCGAAACTTCCCGGATGCCTGTCTTCTCCAGTGCCTCAATCGCCGCTGAGTCAGTCAGGAAAACGTCGCACTCCACCTCATCACCATTGATGCGGGTGTTAGCGATGTGTCCTGAAGCTTTCTCTTTGTGGTCGTTCGCGTTCACTGCGCCATCGTCTGGGTGCGTCAGCGTGAACGGTAGGCCGTTGAATGAGGCGAGGGTTTCTGGTTTGGAGAGCTCATCGAGCGTGCGGGTTACTGTGATCTTCTTGTTGGCATCGCTGCCGGTTAACCCCAGCTCATGCCCGTAATATTCAATCGGACCGGCGCGGGTTATCGTCGCAGTGGTAATTACGTACCCCTGCGGTGTTCGTTTCCATGTCATGGCTTATTCCCACGCTACGTAAGGGAGAGAAAGGCACCGGCACTGGTAATCCTCGCCGGGGTTGCCCTCATACGCACCGATGCTGCTGCGCTTCTTCCATGTCTTGCCGCCGTCATCGGAATAGACGGTCGGATCGGAGTATTTGCAGAGTTTGCCGTTCAGGGCGAAGTGACTGTCACGCTCGCGTTCATCTCCTGTGCCGCTCCACTCGTACACGTCCAGCCCCAGCGCCTGACTGCGCGCTTCTGTCAGCTGTGAGTTGAGCTTTGCAGCCTGGTCGCGGGCAATGAAGCGGGCGCGGCTCAGAGAGACGTTTCCGCGCTCCTGAATGATGCCTATCAGGTTCTCGCTCCGGCCACCTTCGAGCAGGTTGCCAAACACCTTCTCCCCGATGTCGTTGATGAAGTCCGTCTGGATCGACGTAATCAGCTCAACGTTTTCTCGGACTGCATCCTCCATTCTCTCCCTGACAGCGCCGTCACCCAGCATGCCGGTGAGGTCGATACCAAATGCTTCTTTGTAGGTGCGCTGCGTCTGCTCTTTGTTCTGAAGGTTGGCCCTCCGAACAAGCCCTGAGGCTATGCGGCTGGCTATCTCGCCGATTGAAATGCTGGCGAGCCGCTGCATGATACGGGCGAGTCTGGCGGTGATTGAAAGCGGGTTTTCGTCTGGTGCGTCAGTAAGCGTTGGCCTTTCCAGTTCCTCCGTGACGATCTGAGTCATGCTGCTGATGAACTCTGATAGCCGGTCCCGATACCACACCTCAGCGCGCTTGCTGGGTGTGGGTGGCCGCATCTTACGCCGCCGCGGCTTCCGGCGGCCCTGCTTGCGCTCCAGGAGTTGTTGTAATTCCATAGTTACCCCATGAGCCGGAATCTGCACCACCGCTGACGATGCCCTGAATTTCTTCCTCGGTTACCGTCTTCAGGACGCCACGGGCAATCATCTCCCGAAGAGCAATCTCCTCGGTCAGAATCTCGCCGGTAACAAGCGTGTTGAAGCCAGTCGCATACTGGCTGAAGCGCGTTGCCTCTTCCGTTTCGTTGATGCTGTCGATTGACGGATATTCGTAGGTTATGAGTTCAGTAACAGCCAGCCGATCGAGGAGGAACCTGTCAGCGAAATCCTGCATCGGCCGCAGGCGTGTTTCCTGCATGCCGTTGATGGTTTCGTAATAGGCTTTGTTATCCTCTTCCCCGCTGCTGAACCCGCTGGCAGACTGCCCGAACAGCACCGTGATAGGCCTGTCGAGCGCGCCAGCCAGTACGGTTGCCATCTTGGTGATGACGTCAGACAGCCCGGCAAACTGAGCGTTCTTCTGCTCATAGCGCCCCTGCGCCTCTGGTGTGCCTGCGTCAATCAGCAGGAGGCCGGTAGATGATTTCGTTTCCTTCATCACCCGCGCATAGTCCCGCACCTGCTGCTCCTGACCGGCGGCGATCTGGTTGTTCATGCCAGGCACAAACAGCACGTCAACATTAGCTTCCTGAATGGTGTCACCCGTGCTCAGGATGGCTGTGTCGAATGTCTTGATGTGCTCATAGGGCGCCTGCAGGTCAGATGTGCCGAATTTTGCGCGGTCTTTGATGCTGTGCCGGCCAAGCTTTGTCCGGTGGCACCGGGTATGGTGAAAGCGCAGCTGTTTGTTGCCGATGTCTATCTGGTAGGTCAGCGGCTCACCAAAGTAAGGTGAGCTGACATCAGTGATGACGTTGCTGTCCGGCGTGTACTCCCCTTTGCGGAACACCAGAAACTTGATGATGTCCTCTGATTGCAGATTGACCTCACTGGCGATCAGCTCGTCAGAGCAATCGGTGACAGCCACAATGAGCGAGTCGCCCATCAGAGACGCCCAGCTCAGCGCATCGTTGAACACCTGATCCAGCTGAAGCTCTGCCTCAATATCTTCGATGCGTTGCACAAGAGTGCTATCCACGTCGCCTGAAAAGGTGCGCGGCAGCTTCAGCATGTCGGCGGCCGTCTTATCGATGTACTTCTTCACTACCCACGACTTTTTGTACATCGCGAGCAGCTCTTTATCCGGCACATCGGGCTTAGTGCTGCTGTAGCGCACGGCGCCGATTTTCTCCCCGAGGGATGTCATTAAGCTGACCAGGCCATCACTAAGACGACCAACAATTTTTTTCTTCGTCATTACATGATGTCCCATACCGTAGAACGGCCTTTGATGTGCCCGTCGAGGCTATAGCGGATCGCATCCCAGCAGTGCTCATATCCGTCGGCCAGTTTCGGCAGCACCTCGCCGGTGATTCGGTCGGTTTTGTATGACCACATGCGGGCTTCCCGCGCTACGTTCTTACAGCGAGGGTGAATGATGATTTCATCGAAGCCACGCAGGTGAGCTATGCCATCTTCAACGCTTCCCTGCCATTTCTTTGCGGCTGAGATATCGAATCCTTTACGCCGCAGGTAGCTTATTGTCTCAGGGCGCGCAGAGTCAGCCTTGATGGGCCAGTCACGCGAACCGGGGACGGAGTCATACAGCGCTGGCATGTGATCGAGTTCCGTCTGAAGTCCGTACGCTTCATATTCGATGTACAGCCGGTTATGGAGAATGAAGGAGCGGATCAGCGTGTTGGGGTCTTTCGCAAAGCCAAAGTCGCCACCAAAGAAAAGCCGCTCTGCTTCTTTCCACAACGTATCCGAGAACTCAGCAATGCGGTATTTACCGGCCAGCACCTGCTTATCAGAGTTTTCGAGATAGGCGCCATCCCACACCCAGGCATACGTGGCAGGGTCGAGACGGCGCTGATCGTTAAGACGCTCACCTTCCAGCACATCGGGGAACCACGGGTTGTCGGTGTAATTCATCTCGACAGTGATGCAGTCGTCGCCAGCCTCTTTCCTGAATCGCTTATCTGTGGCGCTGCCGTCACGCTCCGGGTTCCATGTCACCCAAATTTCCGAGCCTTCTTCACGAACAGTTGGACTGAGCTTCTGCCAGGCGATTTCACTCACCGATTCAGCTTCGTCTACCCAGCAGAGCAGGATTCGGGCTTTTGATTTTATGCTATCCAGGTTATGGCGCAGGCCTGCAAATACGTAGCTCACGCTCTTATCAATCGTGCGAATGTACTTCTCGCCAATATCGAAGTGAGCCGCAAGCCACGGAACGCCGAGTATTGCCTGCTTCACTTCCTGCATGCTCGACTCTTCCAGCGAGTTCATGAACTCGCGAGCGCAAAGGATTACGCCGCTCTCCCTGTTCATCATTGCCTGATATGCCTTAATGGCTGTCATCATTGCGAACGTGCGCGTCTTGGCACTACCACGCCCACCGTGTGAGCAGCGATAGCGCTTACCGACCGCAGTGAACAGGGGTGCTAGCTTTGCGGGGATCGGGAGCTGAACGGCGTCACTCATGATTTCGGCTCAACAGGCAGCAGCTGGATAGTTGTAGGCTTGGTCGCCATGGTGCCATCAGATGATCTGTGGTCGATTTCCTGGCTGACTTTATCGCCGTACTTCTTCGGGTTCATCCGGGCTAGCGCCCACTTGCGAGTATCAATACGAAGCCGTGCTTTGCCAACCGCAGCGGCTTCCTCGGCAACGCTGTCCGCTATATCGAACATCTCTTCGAAAATGGCGTCGGCGCGGGTTTCTGTGGCTTTCGCGTATTGGTCGCGAAACTCATCATGTTGCGCAAGCCAGCGGAATACAGTCGCCTTGTTAGGCATTCCCTGTCGTTCACAAACTTTGCGCAGGCTTTCCCCATCGGCAAGCAGTGAACAGATGTCAGCAGCCACCTCTGGTAGATAGTCAGAAGGGCGGCCAGTTTTAGATTTGGTCGCCATATGCATAAATTCCTCTAAATATTTAACGAGACTTGCCGATTTTTGGATAGTGTTGGTAACGCGCGCTCCCATTACTTAGGGTGCGTTATTTTGTGTTTTTAATTTTCCATAGAGGTAGAAAATGCAGAAGGACTTCTTATTAACCTACTCGGTAGGCAATAAATACCCACTAGACGAAGACCGCGAAAAGGCAGATAAGGTCAGGAGGGATATCGCTCAGTTAACTTGCTGGAAAAAGCTCGATAAAGTTGAAACGACTTTTTCCGGAAGCATGGATATTACTGGCGCAACTGATTCTGATAAAAAATCCAGCGCCAAAAGAAATGTCCGCGATCAATTCATCCCGATATTATCCAAGCATGGCGCGAAGAGTTTAGACGTGACCATTTACTGCGCAATAATGATTGCCAGCGTGGATGGAGTTTATGAGTTTGAAGTCGAGAATTAACTTTACTCATTGAGCGTTAACGTTAAGGCGCACTCGCAAATGCGCCTTGTGATGAAAGCCGTTGTGAAAGAGGCTCTCGGTCGACGCAAATTTGCGTTGGCTGTCAAACTGCGATATCCAGCGTGAGTTGTAATTGTTCGCGCCAGTATTCGACATTCGCCTCAATAGCGGGCTTATCCCACCTCCATCGTGCCATTTCACTTGCGCCAGCACTCACCTTCGCCTTTCTCGCATCACGGATTCGGCAGGCTTGCTCAAACTTCTGCTGCTCAGTCAGCTCACCGCGAAGCAGGCTATCAATATGCAGGTCACACCACACAGCAAAGCGGGCGTCACACCAACGGGCGAATGCAACTGAAAGCTTGGGATGCAGCCAGGTACCACCGCCCCTATCCTTTCGGGCTCGGCTGGTTTTTACATACCTCGATTGTGAGGGATGTAAAATCTGCGACTCTTCGCCGCTTAGCGCCTCATCTAAAGCTCGGATGTATTCAAGAGTTTCCGCCAGGCGCATCCAGTTATCGATGCGCTTGCCAAATCTCTCTGCTACGCCAGTAACGTTGATCCATCCTTCAGTATTGAAGCGGACGGCTTCACCTTTGTAATTCAGTGGGACAATGTTCATGCGGTAGTCCTATAGAAAGTGAGCCTGTCGCACAGAGAAACTCGCCCCAGAGAGGTCCGCACCTATACGGGTTTCTCTCAGGCTCGCTTTCTGTAGGCTCTGGGTTGTTGTTTGCGCGTGCGAGGCGCATAAAAAAGCCCCGCACAATGGCGAGGCTGATGTTGCCTTGTTAGCTGGAGTGAATCTTCTTGGGGTTTGTCACTTTCTGAGGCTGCTCTTCACTTCGGCGGTTTAGGTTGAGTAGCCCTTCATTGGGTCACCGTTCCGCAGTTAGCTTTCCACGTCTTGTTGTGCGCGAGGATGGCGCGCTTGGTACGATCATCCATCGTCATGATGTCGGCTTCGGTCACCAGAATTGGCTTAACCCAGGCGCAGGCGGTATCAACTACCTCAACCCTTGTTGATCCATTCTCTGCGCAGCTCGTCATCAACATCAACATCAGACATGCGGGTAACAGTGTTTTGAACATCGGATGCCTCTTTGGCGGTTTCGGTCTGGCGGGTAGCAACTGCCTGCTGGGACTCAATAGCGGCTTTGGTTTCTCGCTCAGTAGCAGAGGCTTCTGCTTTAGCCTTGCCTTTGGAGTGACCAATACCGAAGGCCGTCATAATGGCAGCTGCAATGACACCGATAATGCCGAGGATGTATTCAATGCTCATGGCTTAGCTCCCGGGTCAATTCCTGCATCCAGCTTTTGCTCGCTCAGGTCTTTGTCAGATGCGATTTTCTTCGCACCGATGTATCCGGCTGTTGAGAAGCCGAAATAAGCGATAAAGATTGCTTCGCTTAACTCGCCTTTGTAAGCCTGCCAGATGAGGATGCCGCTACACACCAGAAAGCCCAGAATGGCCTGTGTACGGCTTAGCGAGATGTTGCCACTTGAACCGCGCAGCATGCTTAAGGCGTCCATCAGATTTCCACTCTCTCAAACCAGCCGTATGCGAACGTCTCGTTAGCCACTCTGGATTCTGCCAGCTCAATGTATCGCGCGCCCTGCAGGCTGTTCAGCGCCTTTAGCATCACCTTTTCACCATCCCGGCTGCGGGCCGAAAGGAATGATCGCAGTGCAGTGATAGTGCGCGGGCCAATCTGACCGTCTGCCATGATGTCGGCGTAAAGCTTGCCCTGATTGTTGAATACGTTCAGGGAACGCTGGAGAAACTTTGCGGCCACCGATGGCCCCATATTTACTCCGGTGTCGGTTAGCTCTACAGCAATCGCATTATTGACCTGAGATACCTGGTCGAATCGCGGTCCGACCCAGTAATCTGATTCAAGAATATTCAGAGCCTGAGATCTGGTGAGGCCTTTCATGTCACCGGTGTAACCGTGCGCCCTGGCGACAGCCTGAGTGATACCCCAGTTGGTTGGGCCGCCTTTGTCTGCGGGGTTATTAACGTAACCACCTTCTTTTCCGAGGATGGCGCTAAAGATTTCGTCTTTCGTCATTTGCCCTCATCCTCTTTCACAACCTGCTTTAACTCCTGCTGAGTCGGGAGCTGGTCTACCTGCTTTTTGATTTCGTTAACAACCCGGTCGCGGGCATCTGATTTAGCCAGATATTCACCACGAAAATAGAAGTAGCCCGACACGACGCCGCATGCGTAGATGCCAAACGTAGTCGCCAGGATGACGACGAGCATTTGCCAGGTTATTACGGGGTCGCCATTTTTATCTCTAATCATCGCGATACCCTCAATTCGTTACGCATCTCAGCTATCTGAGCTACGAGATTCATGTTTGATGTGGTCAGCTCCCTGACCTGAGCTTTCAGACTTTCGTTCTGCTCCTCCAGGTGCTTCTGAGAGCTTTCGATTATCTGCAGGCGGGCCTGAGTGTCAGCGATCGTCTTCCAGTACTGTCGGATGGTTTCATCCTTCGCGGCATTGTCTGCCCTGAGCTCAGAATTAGTCCTCTCCAGCCGCTCGATATACTTTTCCTGCTTATCGAGCATGTCGATTTGCTGGTTATCGTTAGCGTTCTTTGCCCTGTTGCTTATCCAGTACCGGCTGAAAGCCAGCCAGCCATTAATGCCTACTGACAGAGCGCCGCCCAGCCCGAGGAGTATCTCTTTTGAGAAGTATTCTGCTGCCATAGCCGTCTCCGGCAACCCGGTAAGACCGGCCTATTGCTGTTAGAAGAAAAGATCGCCCGCTGCCACACAGGAAAGGGTGAGAGTCGAAGTTGATTGGGAGGGGCGATAAACGAGAAAGGCCAGCTCTTTGGCTGACCTTTGAAATAGTTTAGTGGTGTTACTTATCCGCTAGAGGGTATGAGGTGAATCTTATCCCCTGTAGCGGGTAGAAATAAAAAAGCCCCGCCGACTGGTGAGGCCGCGAGGCTCTTTGGCATCCACATTATCAGTGATGGAACTGACTGGATTAAGTTAACGCGTCAAACAACAGCGCGCAACTTCAACTGTTAGGAATCATATCCCTGGATTCCGGAAAAGTAAATAGCTCACGATAAAATAATGAGCTATTTCCGATTGCGCTATCGAGTCACATGATTAAGGGCAGCGTTAGCCCATGATTCTTCAATCTCCAGCTTACCTATAAGTTGCTCGTAGAATGCTTTCCCGCTTTTCTCCCACGTAGCCAGGCTAACAGCATCGGTCAGGCAAGCAATAGCTCGGTAAGCATCAGTTGATGGGGTCCTCTCAAAGCCTCGTCCTCCGCACTGCTTGCAATCCCCCATAACCGGAACACCCTGCTGTTGAGTTTCTTTACGCAGAACTGCCCTTCCGCGTCCGCTACAGTCACGGCATGATGACGAGACTACCCCCTTCCCTCTGCAGGTTTTGCAGATGACGCGAACAACCTCTTTCACGCTTCGGGATGATCCGCCTGATAGCGGTGATTTCATGGTGAACACATCCGCCTCAATAAACCCTTTCGCCTGACAGCATTCGCAAGGCTTGACGCTGGCAGCGCTGCGGAAATAATCCATGTAGGCATAAGTTGCGAGCGTTTGCATAACGGCTGGCTTAATATCTGTGTCTAACTTGCGCAAGGCGGCAACCTTATCGCAGGTACTCAAAGCATATTCAGTTAATAACGATACGGCGCGTCGGGCGTCGTTATCGCTTACTCCAACCTTACCCATGAACGCACTGTAACCCAGTGGAGCGCGACTCTGTGTCATCCCCATAGCTGCCATATAGTCAGTGCCAGATAAAGCATCTGAGGCTGTTGCAGGCGGCATACCGGCAAAGCTCGCTGTCTTCGCAAAATGATATTTGACTGTTGCTTCAAGCCCCATGTTTAACTCCCATCATTTTCGCCATGTTGTGAATGATCCGGTAATCAACTGCAAAGCCGCCGCGCCTTTTGTAGATGCGGAGTTTCTGCCACTTTTCTCTGAGGTATTCGGTCATGCTGCATACTCCATCTGACGTTTACGCAATTTCTCGTAATGTCGTGCCCGGCGCGTGAATATGGATTTCACTCGCTTCAGGTACTCGATATCGAATTTGCGAACGGTGTTGTCATGCTCGATTCGCTCGACCCTGTGCAGGCCAAACTTCTCGATGAGGTTTATTCGGTAGGGGATCAGGTTTCCTGACAGGTCACGATTGCAGTGAACGCAGCCAGCATTGTTGTTGAACACATTGAAGCGGAGCCATGGTGCCGCGCCTCGCGATCGGTAGTGACTGGCGTCTACTGCCCCGCCCCGCACTCCGTAGTTGAGTGGTTTGCCGCAGGCTATGCATGGGTCGCCATAGTCGCGCCAGAAGATGAACTTATTAACCGCTGCCTGAGCCTCTCTGTTCCACTCCGATTTACCCTTTAGCCTTTCCCTTCGTTGCCGCAAATCATCGCGCTGTAGGCGTTCCTGCTTGCGTTGCTCACGCGCAGCATTACGCTCATCAACCTGTCGGTTGAATTCCAGGGCACATCTGTAGTTGTGGCAGACTTTCTGGAGAGAACTTCGGGGGATGTATTCGGTAGTGCAGATGGGGCATTTCTTCGGCTTAGGCTTGATGCCTTTAGCCATGCGTCAACTCCTTCTGTTGCTCGTCTTCGTGTTGGAAGTCGTCACCGTCGATTGGCATGAGTTTTTTGCTAAAAATCAGGCCGGTTAAATCACTGGGTCTACCATTCGGCAAAATCATTTCCTTATCGACTTTAACTTTCCATGCTGGGCCAACCTCTCCCGTGTATCGGCTATTCAAAATGCCCCAGTACTCAACCAGCTCTACAACCCTGCCAATGTTTTTCGGTACTGGCGACGATATGACAATTGCCAGCCCGCCTGCCTTTAAATCAGCCATTATCTTCCCCTCCGCACATGTTGAAGTTTGCGTCTTTCATCCAGCCTGCAGCGCAGGTATCGCATGCATAGGTTTCCTGCGGCGAAAGGAGCTGAGGACAGCCAACGCAAACAGAAGCACACTGCTCGCCATCGCCAGTAGGCGGACTTGATTGGCTGGTCCCGTTCGTGTTCTTCATAGCGGTAATCTACCTCGCAATTTTCGCAGTTAGCCCCGTAGTGATACTTGTCTTCTGAAGTGAGTGTTATGTGACAGCGGCAGCAGCGTTCACGCATGGGGTTGCTCCTCATCCAGCCAGAGAAGAAACAGGAGGCAGCAGATTGCGTGTGCTAGGTGTGGCAGTCCGCTTTCGCTATCGTCTTTCTCTCCACTCCACCACGCGGTGACGTGACGGATAGTCGCATCGAAATATCTCGTCCTGGTATCAGGAACAGTCTTCCAGTTGTCCGGCGCGTATTTCTTAGCTCCGAATTCCAGCACGTCGATAACCGACCTGATCGCACTCATAGGCACCAGACTGAACCGCCACTTACCGGCGTCATACTTTGTTGTCATGCTCAGCTCCACATTGGGTTTTTAAACTGCCTGCTCGGTATTGGCTCGTTCCGGAACGTCGGCAGCAGCGCGCTGACCAGCCACAGACGTGGGTCGGTTGCGAGTGTCTTCTGAGTTTTGATGTTGCGAGAGGCGTAGCGGGAAAGGAGTTCGGCGGCGGTGTCGGTGTCTACAGGGTCATGCACGAACCATGTCATTCGCATGAGCACCTCTGACGGTTGATAACAGACTGTCCAGCATCGCCATGTTGTAGCTGATGCCAAATCCAATGCTGAATGCGCCCATCCGATACTGGTAGTCATGGTCCGAAATGCCTAACCGCTGACGCTT